CATATAAAAAAGGAAAGTTTGTACCATCTACCCCTGCTATTTTTTCTGTTGTACCTATTCTATATTTTGCAAATCTAGTAGTTTCTGTTCCTGTTCTATCACTTGTTAAAAAAGTTACACTAGCTCCATCACTAGGGCTACTTGCTAAGTCAGGAGATATGTTTAAAGTTGTACCTCCACTAGTAACAGTAGGTGTATTAGTGATTGTATATACTAAAGTTATACCTGCTACTGTAAAAGTATCTCCAGTTTTAGGAGTAGATGTTAAACCATCTATTGCTAATGTGCCTCCTGTCTGACTACCTCCATTTACTACAGGTGTTCCATACTGTGTTATATTTATCCTTGTATATCCTGTACCTGTAGAACGATATATGTGTCCATTTCTTGCAACGATAACAGAACTTTCCCATGCTGCTAACCCACTAGGATTTTCTCTACTAGTAGTAAAGGTTACATCTGCTTGATCTGCAGGTGAACTTGCTAAACTACTTGTTAAACCTAAAGTTGATCTTTTAGTAGTTGAACTATAACTAACTGAAGACACAGTGTAAGTACCACTAATTCCTGTTACTGTAAATACATCTCCTACTATAGGTGTAATATATAATCCTGCAACTACTAAGTTTGTACCTGTTTGACTAGCTCCGTGTACCTTTGGTTGTCCAAAAGAAGGTATTAAATTATTATCAAATTTAGTAAACCCTAATATTTTTTTATATCCACCTTCAACAGATGGTTCAAAGTTTCTTAAAATCCTAGCACTACCAGGTTGTTGCAAACCTTGCTGTAAAGGAGATAAGTTACTTACTAACCCACCTTTATATTCAAAAGCATATGTTTGTAATGCATCTGCCATTTATGAAGCCAATCTATAAACGTATGTACTTCTTTGTGATCTTGTTAACATAGTAGATCTAACATATGTGTTTTCATTTATAAGAACAATTCTCATGTTCTTTAATCCTGCTTCAAACTTTTCTTTTGCTACTAATGCATCTTGTGTATTACCTCGAAACATATAAGCATAATACATAGCACCATCTAAAATTACATTTCTATATATCTCTGGTATTTTAGGTACATCTGTTGCATCAATCATTTCAACACTAGTTAAATAATATTCATAAACAACTGTATATGCTTGGTCTGGTGCAGGTGATAAAACATATTCTAAACCTGGAGCTTTAGATACAAACACAGGAACATTATACAAACTAGTATCTGATGTATATTCTTGTTCAACAAATCTTTCTAAATATTCTTCATACCTTAATACTTTTAGTTTTTGAGTTCTATTATTTAAAGTATCACTCTCTTTAATTCTAAAAGTTTCAAAGTCTACTACAGTAGAATTTGCAGGAAAGCTGTATCGACTTACACCTGCAGATAAAGTATCTTCTTGTTCTACAAAGTTATAAGGCCAGTGTGGATATTCTTGATCTATTTCTTGTATAGAAGCATTAACACTATCTTTAACTTGTGAATGAAAACCTGAAGTACTAGCAAAGTTACTAGTGCTAAGTTCTACTTCATTAAGTCTTCTATTAACTTCGTTAACAAGTCCTAAATAATTATATGCCATTAAAATTCCTTAATAGGTAAAGTAACAGTTCTTTCTGCTACTGTTCCACTTGTATCTAATATCTGACAATGTAATTTATATTTTGTATTGTTTGTACCTAATCCTAAATTAACAGTAGCTACTGTATTTGTATTAGATACTCCCACTAAATGTAAATTATTTACAATAGTCCCTGTATTAAATTGTGTTTTTACACCAGATGAATTATTAACAAACCATGTAACTGTATCTATAGTAGCTTGACTTCCTAAATATCTAGACCAATCTACACTAAAATCTACAGTTTCATCAGGATCTTTACTAGGCCATTTAAGTGACATATTATGCTACCTTTACTATTCTATCTGAATCTGTACTTCTTCTATGAACATAAACTGTTCTACGTCTTTCATAATTATCTTTAACAGTATTAAAGTTAAATACATTAGTTGTTAAACTTATACTACCTAATCCAGTTGTTCCTTGTGTACCATTTACATTTACTACTTTAGGAACACCTATTGCCTCTGTAGTTATATTAGGAGAACCTACTTGCCCTGTTCCAGATACGCCATCTGGAAACATTGTTAGATTATTAGAAGCAACTCCATATCTATCTGTACCAAATACACCAGTACCATAAAAGGCACCTGTGTTATTAGTTGTAGAAGAAGCCATAGTTACGCAATTCTAACAATAGCATTTGTTCCATCAGCACTTGGAAAACTTATTACAAAGTTACCTGCAGTTGCAGTTTGATCTGCACTAAAATCTAATACGGCTATTGCATTAGTCGTACTTGAACTACCGTCAGTAGTTGTATTATATATCAACCCACCTCTAGCAGTAATACTTGCTCCTGTAAATGTAGCAGTTCCAAAGTTTGTAAAAGCTGTTGTACTATCTGTTGTAGGGTCTACATTTACTAATGCAGTTCCTCCAGAACTATACCCTGCACCTACTACTTCACCTGTAGTAATAAAGTTAGTAGTACCTGCACTTAATGCCGCACCTGCAGAATACAAAGCAATTTTAAAAGTGTGTCCTGCAGAAGAAAAGTCATGCTTACCTTCAAGCAATTCTTTCTTAAAAGAAGTACACATGGCTTGTGAAATTGCCATCTTTAATCCTTTATAAAAAAAATGGGTAGCCCTATTCCCTAGAGCCACCCATATAGTTTACTCAATTAATAATTAAGCTAATTGGTCACGATCTACTTCGTCTGGCCCTAGATCGTTTGATACGTCTTGCATAACTGCATATACTCTCCAAACACCTGTAGTAGGATCAGCACTACCTGCGGTAGGCCCAATTACTACATCAATAGTATCATCTGCTGATACTACTATTGGAGAATAAGCAGCAGGTATTGATGTCATGTCACCTGTTGAGTTGCTATCACAGTCAAAATTGTCTGCAAAAGCATCAGGGTCAGCACCTGTACCAATGTCAATCTGGAAGTCACCATCACTAGGGGTTACTACCTCAAGACCTGCAGCCCAAACCATTGTTTTTGCAGGAACGTCTATTACTTGAAGAACGTCAGCCGATGCCAATGCAGAACCTTTTGTGGTTGTTGCAGTAGCAAGGTTGAGGTCAACTTCTACTTTATATGGCTCTTTGCGAATAGCACGACTTGGGTGCGTACCTGCATTGATACCATTTGATACGTCAACTGTAGCCATTTTCTATCTCCTTTAAGCCACGTTA